GGAATCCGGTCGAGAGGGTGTCCTTGGGGTTGAGCATGCCAAGGATGTGATTCTGGAAGGTAGCCATTGATTAGCCTCCTTGGCCTAGTAGGGGCGGGTGATGGTCGGGGTGGACGCGATGACGGTGATGCCAGCGAGAGCGGTCGCCGCGCCAGCGACGGTCTGTCCGCCCTCGGTTGTGTCCTCGCTCAGCGCCTCGGGAAGGCGGTCGCCATACACGGTGCCCTCGGTGACGATGCTACCCATCTTCGCGCCCTCGGTCACGTCGATGTCCTCGAAGAGGATGCCGACAGCCGTGCCGTCGTTGGCGGGGATTACCGCGCCAGCGGGAACGACCTTTCGGCCATCGTCACGCGTCTGTACGAGGTCGTGGTCTGCGGGGATGGTGTAGGACTTGCGGAGGCACGTCTCGTCGTTCGCGAGGAAGTGGCCAGCAGCCCAGCCGTAGCCCTTGTTCGGGCCGTCGAAGTAGCTCATTGCTTACTCCTTTGGTTCGGTCTTTCCAAACAGTCGCTCGTTGCGCTCCTGCATGCGCTTGGCAACGTCCGGGTCAGCGCCCTCGACGCCGCCGTTCGGCTTCGGCGGGTTCGCGGGGTCGGAACCCTTCCTGACGGTCTTGACCACGAAGTCGGCCCACTCCTCCTGAGCCTTCTTCTCAAGCTCGCCGGAGTCCTTGAGCTTGCCGCCCTCGCCCATCTCAACCTGCGAGAGGTCCGTTACCCGCATGATTGCGTCGATGCGCTTTGGGTCGATTCCCGCCGCCATCAGCATGCCACGATACGCCTGAGCCTTCTCAGCGTCCGCACGCTCGACCTCGATTTGGGCCTTGAAGTCCTCGAAGGCCTGATGCTCCTCGTTGTACTTCTGCTCCCACTCGTCGCCGTTCGATGCGGCCTGAGCCTCCTCCAACTGCTTCTGGAGGTCTGGCACCTTCTGAGCCTGCTCCTTGTACTTGTCGCGGTCGGCCTTGAGTCCATTGACCGTATCGCTATGGGCCTCGATGATTGACTCGATTGCCTTGTCCTCGATGCCCATTCCCTCAAGGAGCTTCCTCGTAAGCGCCAATTTGTCCCCATTTCCTCGGAGTTGTCGGCAGACGCTTCCTCGCTGCCTGTTTCCGCGCATGGTATCACAATATTGGGTACTTTATCAAGTACACCCAAAACGGCACCTAGAATCGCCTCTCGTTGGCTCTAACGTGCATAAGAAAAGGGCGCTGGGGCATTCCAACCCAACGCCCAACGGCTTCCGGTTCGATTGCGCTCGGTATCCCGGTTATGCCTTGACCCTCATGATAGCAAAGGGGCTGACGGTCTGCCAGCCCCGAAGGAGAGGAGTGTGCCTACGGCACGTCCACTATTCTACGTCACGCAGCATGCCGCACGCAATGAGGGCGTCAATCGCGGTGTCAACCCTCGTCTCGCCGATGTACCTCACGAACAGCTTCCCGTCGTAGGTCTGGGACGGGAACACGCAGCACTCGCCGCTGTTGTTCTTGAACGTGACCATGCCACCCTCGTGCTGCTCGAACTCCACGCCCATGCTCTCAAGGGTCTTGGCTAGGTTCTCCATCTGCTCCTGCATCTTCATCCTGTCTCCAATCAAAAGGAGGCCCCACGCTAGGTGAGGCCGTCAGTTATCGTCTATGCCATTGTACCCTAAATGTCGAATCCCTCGAAGTCCCTGCTCTCGGTGTAGGTGTCCTCTACCACGTCCACATCTGCGACGCACTCCCACTGTCCCGTAAGCTCGTTGTACGTGTACTCGGATTCCATCTTGTGCTCCCCTCTCGTGCTCCCGTGTGGGGAGGTACTAGGCCCCTCCCCGTTGGCCGTTGATAGCTGCTAGGCGAGCTTTGCAAGGCTCTTGGCCTTCCACATGATTGCTTCGTAAGCGTCTTCCTCCGTATAGCAGGAAAAGTTGGAAGCGATATCGAATGCACACATGCGAGCGTAACGCTCTGCACGCTCGTCATCGACTCGAAGACGTGCCGCTACTGACTTTGCGGCTTCGGTGGTCATGGTCTTAAACTTTGTCATCTCTGTGCTCCCTTGCTTCTTGGGGTGCCCTGTGCTCCCCCTCCGTTAGCTATACTATAGCACACTATGGAGCGAAAGGTACCGAGAATCTTTGGATATTTTCGGGCTGCGAGTGAATCAAAGTGTCCGTTGGGACGGGGCTGAGACGGATTCGCATGCATAGCGTCAGTAGAGCTTGGAGACGTAGCCCTCGTTGCGACGCTTGCCTATCATGATTCTTGCGCAACAGGCCGCACTGTCCGCAGCATCGTCGTGCTCGGCGTCCTCGGTGTAGTCGCAGACCTGAGAGATGAATTCCTCGTCGGTGCCGTTTACGAATACCACGTCGGGCCAGACCTGCTTGAGGTAGGTGACAATCTTGATGTGCTTGTTCTCGTGTTCGGCGTAGGGTACGACGGATGCACCCCTCTCCTTGAATGCCCTCGCGCTGTATCCCTTGTCGGCGTTCGTCTCGGTGTAGAGCCTTCCGAGCATGAGCCTCTGGTAGTCGGCCATGATGAGCGGCATGCAATCGTCCACGTGCTTTCGCCAGAGCTTGCCGTAGACGTAGTACTTGCCGTCGTGGACTGCCATTGCCGTGAACGCGGTGTAGTCCTCTCCGTAGTAGGCGGCATCGACGTGGCAGATGCCGTGGTAGACCTTCTCGTGGCTCGCTCCCGTCTTGGGGTCGGTGAAGATAACGTCGTCGCTCGGGATGTGCCTGAGCTGGTAGTTGGCGGCGAGAAGTGACGGCGTGGTCACCTTGGCAATCTCGTCGTACTGCTCTTGGGTCATGAGACCCGTCTTGTCCCACGGCCATACCTCGGGCGTCGGCATGATTTCGAACGCGTCCTGCGGGTGCCAAGGCGTCCCCGTGTTGAATATCTTGCCGCCACGGTTGACGAGGTTTTTTATCTCTCGGTAGGCGTTCTTGGTCCTCTCGCGCTCCGCCCTCGAAGCACGGTCCTTCATGTTCACTATGTCATCGGTGAAGATGATGTCGTAGTGCTTGCCCGTGAGCGAGCCGCCTATGCCCATCCCTGTGAGCTGTGCGCCGCCTCGCGCATCGCTGCTGAGGCTCGTTGACACCTCTAGCATGTTGTCCGTCGTGATGTGGCACGGCACGCCCCAAAGGGACTCGGAGAGGTACTGCGTCTCCTCCGTGCGGAGCATCTTCTTGACCTGCTCAAGAATCTCCTTCACGTCGGCGTCCGTCTTGCGGAAGAAGGCGCTCTGAGCATTCGGCCTCAGAATAAGAATCAGCCACAGCGCTATCGAGACGGTCGTGGTCTTGTAGCTGCCTCGATGGGCCTGTAGCGTGTGGTCAGACTTGCCGAACACCATCTCGCGGCACCAGTCGCGGTGGAGGTCAGTGAGCAAGGGAAACCCCAAGCGGTCCGCAAAGGCCGTGGGGTTCCTCTTCAATGCGCTTACTATGTCGGCGCGTCTACTCATTCAGCCCTAGCAGCTCGTCCATCTCGGCTCTTGCCTGCGGGTCGATGGTGTCCACCTCAATCTTCTCGACGGGCTTCTGCCCAACGGTGTCTCTAATTATCTCGAACGCCTTGAGGTCTCCGTCCATGGCCTTCTGGAAGAGCTTAGCACTGATGAGGTCAGCCCCGTCCATGCTCTTGCCGTCGCTGCTGACGTACTCCCTCTCAAGAAGCTCCGTCAGACACTCCCTGAGCAGCTTCTTGCGCCTTCTTGCCTCTCCACTGGCCTTACCGCCCTTGCGCCCCTGCTCTCGGGCTTCACTCGGGCTTAGCCTCCTGAGGTTCTGCTCGTTAGCCATTGCCGCCCTCCACGAACGTTCTGCTCTGGTCGTACTCGTAAATCAGGTCCCCGTTGCCGTCCCTGCCACTCGGTCTCATGACGCCCTCGAACATGCGGTACGGGCTTTGCCCCTGCCTCGGGTTGTTCCAGAGGAACCTCAGATAGTCCTTCATGCTCATGCCGTCGAACTTGGCTCTCTTCTCGACGCTTCCCGTATTGTAGCCCTCGGCGTCACCCCAGCCGAAGTCTAGGTACTCGATGCCGTCAGAGAACTCAGAGAACGTGACGCTTCCGTTCCTCTTGCACCTCTGTAGCGCCTCTGCGAAGTGGCAGCGCGAGAAGTTCCAAGACTCTGGTAGCCCGCAGCAGCACGTGCCGTCGCTGGCCTCCTTGAAGTGCGCGTCGGAGACGTAGAACCTCATCCCGCACTCGTGGGCTATCTCCCTCATCCTCTTGACGTATGGCTCCTTGATTCGCCTGTTGAGCCTCAGGTATCCGCTACCGTGGCTGTTCTTGGCGTAGAAGTCCACTATGTCATGGCCTATAACGTCGCTGATGACCTTGAAGTTCTCCCGTGCGGTGTTTACAGCCCTCCGCTCTAGGCAGAAGAACTCCGTCGTCATCGCGTCCGCTCCCGCCTCTGCCGCATGGCGTATGAGGCTCTTGTACGTCTTGGAGCTTACCCCGATGATGAACGGTCGGAGCCTGAGCGTCGCGCCTCCGCACCCTAGATTGGCGATGGTCTCTATTGCCCTCAGGCGCTCCTGCGGCGTCGGGACGCCCTTCTCGATTGCCGCTGCGTCCTTGGCGTTCTCCGTGATGATGCTGAACTTCACGTTCCAGTTCTTCTGGCCCCTGAAAAGCTCTAGGTATCGCTCGTCCTTTGTCCACCAAACGCTCTTGGTGCTGAACGATATGGCTTGGTCCTTGTCCTTGAAGTAGCGCAGAAGCTCAAGCGTCTTCCCGTACTTCCGCTCGTACCCGTCGAACTGGTCCGATAGGCCTCCCCACTGTATCGCCCTGTGCGCCCTGATGTAAGGCTCGAACTGTGAAGGCCCGCCGTCGAATATCCTCTTGACCCTCTCAACGTCTACGCTCTTTACGTCCTTGCTCAGGTAGCTCTCGGCGCTTCCTCCAATAGCCCTCTGGTACTGTGAGAAGCAATAGACGCACCCGAAAGAGCAGTTGGAGTAGGTGTCAAACGTCATCGGCAGAGAGCAGTCGGATATCTCGCCAGTCCACCTCGGGCTTCCGTAGCCGCATTTGCACACAGCCATTCTCAAACCCCCGTAACCATAAGCGTCTTGCAGTCCCTCTTCTTGTTGATGAACCTGACCATGTGCGGATATTTGCTCACGACATCCTCAACGAGCCATCTGTGCCATTGAACGTCGCTGCCGTAAAGCCCATGGCAACCACCTTTGTTGGTGCCATTCTTTGGAACAACTGGCATGTACTCAAGGAGCTTAACCGTATCCATTCCAGAGGATATGACGTTGAGGCATGCCTCGTAGTCCTCGCCAACCCTTACGCTACCGTCGAATCTGAATCCGCTCCCGCCAAACGTTCCGAAGACTCTCGTCAACATCTTGTTGCGAGATACCCTGCCACCGTTTAGCTGCCTGCCGACCATGACTATGTTCGTAGTTGTCTGGATTCCCCAAACCACACCGCTTTGGCAAAGTCTGGAAAAGCCCTCGGAAACCATCTTGGCAAACCCGCACCCGTCTAGCGTACGCGCGGAGTAGACGCCACTGCCAACCTTTTCTGCCTTCTGAAACCCCTTTATGTCATCGTCCAATATGACGGCCCTCTCGCCGTCTCCCAGTTGGCCGATGAGTGCGTTCCTGTTCTCCGCTGCGTTCTTTGCACTTACCCTGATGACCGTGCACTTGCCTCCGACTGCGCCTCGATACTTTTGGAGGTCATCGTCGGTCTGAACGCCAACTACAATATCGCTCGGTTCCGCTCCGTACCCTATGAGCGTGTCGACCGTCGCTATGGTCTCTGACCTTCCGTAGCTTGGGATAAGGTATCTCACAGCTCACTCACCCTATACATGCGCTTTAGCTGTCCCGTCTCGCCGATTAGCTCCCTGAGCCGTTCCTTCTCGGTGTCGTTGCGGCAGATAACCTTGACGATGCTTGCGTCAGGCTCCATCTCGTCCTCGAACTCGTTCATGTCGAAGTCATCCTCAGCGCTGAGTCCGATAGCAAAGGCAATGGAGTCAAACCCAAAGTCATCCCAGTCGAACCCGTCAATCGACGCAAGCTCCGTGCTGAGAGTCGGGAAGTCGAACCCTGAGTTGAGCGTGGTCTGGTTGTGGACCAATGCGTATGCCCTCCTCTGCTTGTCCGTGAGGTGGTCAAGCTCGATTACGGGTGCACTTTCAATTCCCAGCTTCTTGAGGGCCATGAGACGTCCGTGGCCCTCCACCACCTCAAGCTCCCCTTCCTCGTTGCGCCAGACGGCTATCGGGTCGCAGTTGCCGAACTCCTCGATGCTCTCGGAAATCTGGTCAATCTGCGTCGCCGTGTGCAACTTGGCGTTTCCAGCGTAGGGGACAAGCTCGCTGACTGGCACGGTCTTCACGTTCATGCGAGGTCTCCCATCTCGTAGGTGGTCTCAAGCTCCGCCACTCCGAGGATTTCCTTGAGCTTCTGGGCCTCCTCGTCGGTGTGGTAGACGAACAGGCAGTGGAACGTGTCCTCTTGGCCGAAGTCGTTATCGCCGTATTCGTCATCGTCCTCGTAGTCCTCGTCCTGTGGAGTCCACTCCTCAGACGAGACGTCCATTCCTAGGTCGAAGCCGTACACGTCCATGTCGAAGCCATCCAGCTTGCCAAGCTCCTCCCGAAGAACCTCGGCGTCGAATCCCGTGTTCATCGTGAGCTGGTTGTGGATGTGCGTGTATGCCCTGCGCTGGTTGTCGCTGAGGTGGTCTAGGAAGATGACGGGTGCCTCGCCTATACCTAGCTTGTTAAGGGCGAGCACCCTGCCGTGCCCCTCGACAATCTCCATCTCGCCTCGGTCGTTGTGCCATACGGCGATTGGGTCGTTGTTCCCGAACTCTTGGATGCTTTGCGCAATCTGGTCGATTTGCTCGCTCGGATGTAGCTTCGCGTTCCCAGCGTAAGGAACCAGTTCGTCCGTCTTGACTGTAACGACATCAAGCTCTGGCATTGGCCGCATGTGCCCTCCTTATCGGTTCATTATGGTCTGTAGACCCCTCTTTGCCGCTTCAAGCTGTCCGCTCTTTGCCTGCCCGATTAGAGTCTTCGCCTGCTGCCTGCCGAGTAGGCCGTCAACGCTCGCCTGAGACACGACCTTGCAGAAGGTCTTAACGTCTCGCGGATTCACGGGCCATGTCCTCACGAATGAGCCTGCGGACGTACTCCGTCTTCGCTGGCGTGCTCTTCAGCTTCTCGATGATGTCGGCGTCAGCCCCAAGACGGAACCGGAAGACATATTGCACGGTCTTCCTATCGTAACGGGCTTTCGCACGCTTCTGTGCCTCTGATACCAAGCTCCCCTCCCTCTCTTGTCGGTGTGCTGGTAGTGTAGCACATTATACGCTATAAGGGTGACGCCCCACCCGGTATGCGCAGGTGGAGCAGTCTGGCGAATAGAGCTGTGTGGTGTCTTTGCTAATCATCGCAAGATACCTTTTCGGTGTACGCTTCGTGATATCTTCGGTTGAACACGTCTTGGTTCTTGAATTGCTTCACGGTCTTTCCGCTTGCCTTTGCCTCAAGGAATTGGAGCAGTGTTCCGCAAGCGACCTCTGGACTCATTCTGTCCTTCCCCTGCATCTTGCGGCCTATGAACCTTTGTAGTGCAAGCGTTGTCGCGTCTCCGTCGTTGACAAACGTTGCCGCCTCTTGTACGTCAAAGTCATCGTTTACGACGTTGAACAGGTGAAGCGCTATCGCGTATGCCGTCGATGAGCCGCCAGACAGTACGTATCGTATGCTCCTTGAGGTTCTGGTGAGCTGTTGCAAGTAATCCATATCGCTTTCGGCTCTCTCTGCAATCATCCATCGAGGAACGGTTCTCGTAGACCTGATAACCGTTCCAAAAGACTCCCCTGCCTCAAGGGTCACCAGAGCCTTTGCGATTGCCGCTACGTTATTGGCGTTCGGGCAATCGAGCACTTGAGCCGCAGAGCGGGCATAGCTGTTGTCGATAATGTCGTACATGTCTGGGCTTGCGTCTAGGAGAACCCATGCGACAATCGGCTCGTTGTTGTCGACAATTGCCATGAGTCGATGCTGGCCGTTTATGCACTCTCCGTCTTTGGTTATGGTTATGGCATCGTTCGATACCTTCCAGTGGCCCATTCCCATACTCTTGAGGTATATGGCCTTAGCGTTGCTGTTTTCCTTCCGCTGCCTCTTGTAGAGCATCCCGAGCCACTTTGCGGCCATTTCTGGAGTTATGAGCATTAGCTCCATATGCCCTGCCGTCTTTGCTATGTCGGTAAAGGACAGCCCTCCCATTGCCTTCAAACTATGACCGTATGCCATACTCAAACCTCTTTCCCTAGCAGCCTCACCACACCATGCCATACGCGGACTTGCCGCACCTTGCCTCGCCTGCCCTAGCAACTAGCCCAACTGTAGAACGCTTAAATGTGACCACTCTTGGCTACCATCGCTATGCCAGTAGCTTTCCCTCGGAGTCCCTGAACCTGCCGAGGATAATGCATATAATGTCAGCGAGACACCCAAACCCAAGGCACCCGAGCGTCAGCATGTACAACACGCCCTTGCCGAACCTTCCGACGTAGAACTGGTGCGCCCCAACCGCCCCGAGGAACGCGCACAAGAGGAATGCCACCGTTCTGCTCTTGCTCGACTTCTCCATTTCGATTTCTCCTTTCGCATGTGCCTCTGCTGTCTAGCAGCTTGCCCAGATGGCACCAGCGAACAGATACGCCATGAAAAGCGCCGTTCCGAACAAATACACCAGCACCGTCTTGACGGCCCGAAGAACGCGCTCCTGTCGCTCCTGACGGGCAATCCTAACGGCCCTGCGCTCGCACCTCGCTACCCTGCGCTCGCCTATCTCCTGCTGCTGCGCGATGCGCTCGGGCGTGTACCAGATATCCATTCCTACTCCCCCTTGTAGTTGTTGATGAACTCGCAAAGGCCGCAGACCGCGTTCATGGCGCTGTCGTAGATGTAGCTTTCTTCCCATTCCTCTCTGTCGGCCTTGTCTTCATTGACATCACTCCAACGGCTCAGAATCTCCCATGCCCTGTTGAGCGTTTCCAGCTCGCGCTTGCTGAGCTTTCCCGTCTTGGTCATGATGCGCTCCACTCTTCTCGTGCTCCCGTAAGGTGGGCGGAGTTTCTGGCCCCGCCCCTGCCAAGGCGCTCTGTCGGTCGCGCCCGTCCCGTTGGCCTTTGTGCTCTGATTAGCGGTACATCCAGTACGGCATCTCGATGTCGAATGCCCTGAATGCCTTGCGGAGGTGTTCCTTGCTCGCGTTGTAGGTGTCATCGATGACGCCTTTCGCGCTCACACGGAAGCCGATGTAGTCACCGTTCGTGAGCCTCACGCGCGTGAAGCTGACGTGCTCGCTCCAAAGCTCGTGGATGATGTGGTCAATCTCGTCACCGAACGTCTCGGCAATGACGCTGTCGAATGCGTTGAGCTTGTCGTTAAGCTCGTCGGTGGGGTCGATGAGAATCGAAGAACGCTTGATGTTGGCGTTGGCGGTCATTGTGTGCTCCCCTCTGGTCTGGGAAGGCCCCTTGCCTCCCCTCACTTGATACTATAGCACACATAACGCGCGAGGCGGCTGAGAATTTTGAGAAATTTCTACTCGGTCCCTATCAGGCCCCGCACCGTCTGCCGAAGCTCTGGAAGGGCCTCCGTGATTCGGTCGTAGCTGATTCCGTATGGGTTGCCCTCAGAGGCCACCACACTCGGCGTGTCCGGCTCCGTCTCGGTTATGACGCTGACTCCTGCGATGGTGTCTCCCGTCTCTGTGACGTACCGCTCTGCCAGCTCGCCGATGTGCTCCTTTACGTACTTTCCCAACCACTCGGCGAAGTCCTCGTTGTCATCTTCGAGAATCGCGTCATGGTCGTAGGCCACGGCCCTCGTGGTGGTCCTGCCCTTCTTGCCATTCCTCGTCGGGAAGGTGTAGCGACCGACCTTCTTCCCCATTATGGTCACGTCGTGGCCCGTCTCGCCATCAGCCTCGTACAGCTCTCGATACTTCTCGTCCATGAGGTTGCGGAGCGTAGAACCCTTCTTGGTCGCTGCGTCAAGACGCTCCCTGAGCGCCCATGCCACGCAGAACGCGGTCTCGAAGTCCATTGTTCTTCCATCCTTAGAAGCAGTCAATCACGATGTACTCGTGCCAAGGCATGTCCTCGGCCATCATGCGAGCGATGGGGCGATATACATCAATCCATAGGTCAGACAGGCTGTTTGCTCCAAACCCGTGAAGCGCCTTACCGCACTCGTTGTCCCAGAGCCAGTCTTCTATCTCGTCGGCAACATCGTCAACGTCATTGAAGTAACGCTCTGTCTCGATTCCGTAGGTGTCACCGTACAGCTTCTCGACCTCAAGCGGGAACAGCATTCTTTGGACGCTCGCACCATATACGTCGTGATAGTAGCTTTCGTAGTCGCTCGGAGTGGACGGCGCAAGGCACATCATAGGCAAGTCTGGATGCTCCGCTATGACCTGAGCTACCTTGGCTGCACGCTCTATCCTAAGTTTGTCCATTGCGGTCACACCCACCATCCCCTTCTCTGATACTCTTGCAGCCGCTCACGCTTTACGCACTTCTCACGCCTGCATCTTCGGCACTCGTTGCGCTCGGGTCGCACGCTGTTCCATGGCTTGCAGGTTATGAGGTCTTGCCTCCAATCGCTCATGACTCGCTCCAATCGTAATCGCAACCGTTCGGTATTCTGCTGCAAGGGTTGTTCGGGCTGTCGCACTTGCCTACTCTGATTCCAGTCAGCTCGCACGTCCCACAGTAGCCCGTGACGCTCCGCTTCTCCAAATCCTTAGCGTGCCTGCACTCCCAACAGTGGCGCGTGTAGCCTGCGGCATCAGAGAATCGTCTATGCATTCTCGCTCCAATCGTACTGGTCGAACAGCTCCTTGCTGCCTAGGAAGGTCAGAGAATCAGGCTGCACCCTCTGCACCGTGCCATCCTGATGCTCGACCACAAACAGGCCATTGGCGGTCGGCATGGGCCATACGAAAACGGGGACTCGGGCAACCTCTTCGGACTCAATGATTCCGTTTCCCCTATAGTGCGGCTCCCTGATTGACAGCATCGCCTGACGCCTTGGGAACCCGACCTTGAGGCTTGCCGCCGCCATTTATTTGATACTTCTCTTAAACTCGTTAAACATTTCGGTGTATCGGTACGAGTCTGCAAACACGTTACTTACAGCCTTGTAGATTCTCGGTTCGTAAAGCAGAGTTTTGTCCATGTCGCTCTGCAGGTTTCTGCTGTAAGGACAGCCGACACATCCTGTGCGCTTAAACCCCCACACCTCGTAGCAGTCGCTATGGCGTATGTTGAATAGCTTTTCGTATCGCTTTCTGTCATCGTTCGAGAACCAGAACATCGGGCGATACGTGCTCGTACTGCCGTCTATCCCCTTGTCAAAGCACTTGTTCTGTATCGCCCGACCTCCGCCTTCTGATTTCCTGACACCCACAACAGTTAGGTCGCATCCGCTCTCTTTGATTGCTTTCTTCGCGACCCTCTTCTTGGCGAAGTCGCAGCACTTCGGTGATATGCGGAACCATGGGTGGTTCTCAACCATGAACTCCTTTAGGTGCCTGCGATAGCCGATGTCGAACTTGCACGGCTCGTCTGGGTTGTTCCCGAAGTCGTTGGTCCACCATCTCAGACCTGAGCGGCATGCACCGTACTTTTCCCATAGCTCGTCATAGCAGTCCGAGTCATCCCACTCGAAACCGATGTTTTGGAGTCGCGCAATCATCATGCTTATGTACTTACTTGCGAAGGGCTGTCCATACTCCCTGCAACATTGCGGGACGGACTTCTCAGCTTTGAACCTAACTATCTCGATGCCGTATCTCTCCTCTAGGTATGAGAGGTGGTCAAGCGTTGCCCTGTACTCTATTCCAGTGTTAAAGAACCCATACACGATTTCTATCGGCTGCTCCTGTCTAACTCTCTCGCATATGTCGAGAATCACATCTGAGTCAGCGCCGCCACTGATGGAAACAAGGGCCTTCTTGTGGTCGTGGAACACCTGTTCACACTTCATTGCCGCGTCGACTATGGCGAAGCATTCTGAATCCATCATGCTTTGGTAGCCAAAAGCTGCCATTACTGCTCCTTTTATCCGTAGTTCTCGTAGTTCGGGTGCCTCTCATCAATCCAACGGGCCATCTGGTTGTACGTGTAGGAGTCAATGTAGATTGACTTGCCGCTGACAAACGTTGCTATATACACGCCATCCAAGTTCTTTAGTCGCTCTACATATGCGACGCTATCCATGTTCACGTGTATGTCATGGACGTTATCGCCGGTAGGCTTTTTCCACTCTTCGATGATTTTTCCGCCGTACACTACTGCTCCTTTCCGAACTTCTCTGCGTACTCGTATGCCGTGCCGCTGAATAGCGGTTCATGCTTCTCTGCGTCGCTGTATGGCTCGTCCCAATCGATTTCATAGACGCTGATTGTGACAGGCAGCTTGCCGCTCTTTGTCTTTCCCCATCGTTGGTCTACGATGCCCTCCAAGACGTAGAGGTATTCGAGGTCGCCGTGCTCGCACCCGCACGACTCGAACTCGACCAAGCACTTGAGGTTAAGGAAGTCGGCGAGGACACCCTGCAGCCAGCACTCTTCGTTCCAACCCTGCTCGTCTGCCATCATGACCGATGACGCTAGGTCTATTCCGTGGCCCTCTGGGTACCCGTCACAGTGGCGGTAGAACCGCATAAGCTCCTCCGTCTCTGCCTCCTCTCCCCAGTACGTGGTCTGCCTGATGATTGTCGCGCTGCGCGTGCTCATTGTTACTCTCCTCCCAAGATGCACTCTTTTGCCCTTGCCACGCTGACCGTCTCCTCGGTATCCCATCTGTCTGTGCCGTACACCGTAAAATGCCTGAGCCTCAGCGTCCTCTTGCTGGTCTTTGGGTCGAAGCTCCTTTCGTCGTAGCCGTACATGAGACGCAAGCCCGTGCCATCGTCGTTCTTGACGAACATGCAGTCGCACTCTTGGCTGTTGCGGTAGCGCCTGACAAGCTTGTCTATCGCCCTCGAGACCTTCTCAGGCTCAACCCATGTCATGCGTTCCGAGCGCGTCTCGTCATAGTCGTTGAAGTAGTTCCGCGCCGTGTAGTTAACGACAACCTCTGTGATAGCCATTACTCCTCCTCGAAGGTGCACACGTCGCTGTAGGTGCTTGTGACGTAGCGGGTGTGCTTGGTGATTGCAACTGGACTTCCGTAGATGCCGACTCCTGACATCTCCTTGGCGAACTGCATAGCCCTCTCATAGCTCTTCTCGTGGTGGGTGGCCCCGTTGTCGAACCTCACCAAGAAGTCGATGACAGTGCGCTCGTGCTCCCTCATGCCTACCACTCCTCGTCTTCCCAGTCGATGCCCTCGATGCCGCCCTCCCACGCGCTGCGCGGCGCGTAGTCGAGGTCGTAGCTCGGGCTTGCGGCCAGCCAGACCTTCATTCCGTCGCGGTCTGCCACGGTCACGGCGCTCACGCGCTCGGCCAGCGGCCAGTTCTGCTGGTGTGCGATTGCGATGGGCAGCTCGCCGATGCTCATGCCTCCAACGGTCTCCTGCTCGGCCAGCTCCTGAAGGTACTCAATGAGGTCGTTCAAGGTCTCGAAGTTCTGGTACATGGTGTGCTCCCTTGGCCGTGGGCAGGCCCTTCGCCTTCCCTCTGCTAGATACTATAGCACATCATAGGTGCGCGTGGAGCGAGAATTTCAAAAAAGTTCGGGCCACCCGAAGATGGCCCAGAGTCGCTATCGACCAGTGCTGCCGTACCCAGCGGAGCCACGAGCGCCGCCCTGAATCTCGTCCGCCTGCTCGTATGTGACGTAGTGGACGGGCATGACCACGAGCTGGGTAATCTTGTCCCCTCGGTGGAACACGTAAGGCTCGTCGCTCAGATTGTAGAGCTTGACCAGAATCTCGCCGCTGAAGCCCTCGTCGATGACGCCCTCGCTGATGATGCCATGCTTGACGTTCAGGCCGCTCTTAGACTTGAGCATCCCGACCGTGTTCGGCGGTAGCTGCACATGGACGCCCGTTGCAACAATCTCCGAGCCATGGGCCGCGAGCCTGAACCCCTCGGGCGTCCTGATGTCGGCACCCGCGTCGGTCCCGTGCGCCCTCTCTGGCAGGTAGGCCATCGGTGACAGCTTCACTTTTACTTGCATTTCTTCCTCCATACTATGATTGACGCCTCTATGTTGTCAGAGAACTCCTCTTGGTCATCCTCTGCCGTCCAGCACCCGATGCTCTTGAAATCCTCGCCGTAGTAGGTCATGGTCGAGACCTGTAGGCGGGTGCCGTCATCCCATTGCAGCACGTCACCGATGTGGATTGGCTCCCCCGTCCTGTCACACGGTAGCTGCACCTTGCGCTTCCTCTTTGCCATTAGTCACCTCTGCCAGCTCGTAGTACCTCTCCTTGAGCGTACGCCAGTCGGCGTCCTTGCCATGGCCCTGCAACGCACCACGCACTCATGTACGGAACACCCCCACAATAAGCTGATGCGCTCATCCGGTGACGCTTCGCTCATTTTCTTTGTCGCGGCGTTGCTCAGGTCTACGATGTACTCTTTCACTCGTCAGTCCCCTTCGGCTCGCCTTGGTGACAGAACCCGTCATCGTCTGTGTAGTAGTGAGCCAGCGGTCGTAGGCAGCACTCCAAGTGCCATCGCTCCAGCGGTAGAGCCTCCCTCGCCCATCGGCAGTCCTTGCATCGCACGATGCGCTTTAGCACGGGGATGGTCGTGCTCCCGCTCACGAAGCTCGCCATACCCTCGACTGGCAGCTCGCACACATACTCAGTCATCAGTCACCTCGATTCTGCGCCCGCAGTGCGGGCAGTACTCGTAGTCCCCGAAGACGTGCTCGTAGGTGCGCCCGCACTCTGAGCACTCCATGACGTGCACGGTGAGGCGCTTGCCGTAGTGACCGATGCCATCGCAGACGCACTCCCATGTCTCCGTCTCGTCGGCGTGGCACGCCTCGCCATTCGGCATCGGTGCTACATGTAGAAGCCAGTCGGCAAGTCTCATGCTCGCCTCGTAGCCCATTGGAATGTCATCGTGCAAGGCATAGGCAATCTCCCGAAGCTCGTCGAGACCAATGTGGCGGAGTTCGTCGTGCTTGCGCTGAAACTCACGCAGCCACTTGTCGATGCTGCTCTCTGTGACCTCTAGCCTGAGCTCGCTCATACGTCCACCACCTTCCTGCCGCAGTTCGGGCAATAAAACACGTACTGCATCGACACGTAAACCTCGCCGCACTCCGAACACTTGAAGTGCGGGCAGGGCCAGAATGTCGTGTTTTTCGGTGGCTCGTGGACGTTGTGACACTCTTCTGGTCCCAGCGTGGCGGCGATGGCCTGTGCTGGCCTCATGGAATTGTTGCTTCCTGTGTCAAGAAGCGTCAAAGTCCCATACGGCAACTCTTCGATTGTGTCGACCTCATACGTCCACCACAGGTTATTCTCGCTGCTCCATGTCGTTCTCTCGTACCAGCTATCGCTTGTGTCATCTGTCTCGTACTCCACCCCACGCTCGTCCAGCAGGCGGCAAAGCTCTTCGGTCGCGGTCATGCTTCCACCTCGATTCCCAGCTCACGCATGCGGTCAATCACCGCTGCTTCTCTCGCACAAATAGGGCAATCTACGCAGGATGGATTGTTCTTCAACGGGCAATCTTCACACCGAGGGTCGTTGTAGCCTTCCCACATGTCTCTCACCAGCTCCCGCAGCTTGGCGTTCTCGGAGTCAGCCTTCGTGCCTGCCGCGAACATGGCATACGCATACGTCACAAGCTCGCCTCGTTCCATCGAGACGAATTGCGGTGCATCCTTCACAAGCTCTTGGAACTCTGACACTTGTCTACCTCCACTCCCAGCTCGCGCATGCGGTCGGAAATGTCCATCACAGCCCTTTCCATAACGTTTTTTGTACAGCTGGACGGCATCATTTCGACTGCACCCTTGTATGCGCCAAACATGTCCTGCATCAGCTCCCGCAGCTTGGCGTTCTCGGCTTGAACATCAGTAGTCTCGGCCATGCGCTCTTGCACGCGCCAACTCAGTCCCTTCGAGTCGATTCCAAGCAAGCCCTCAAGATAGACGCTT